CCTCATACGAAAAGGGATTCAACCCCTCCCACCTGCAGCCCTACCAGCAGGCCTTCAGCACTGCATCCAAGGAGTGCTCTGCGGCCACCCGTGGTATGACTGGCATGGAGAGAGCCAAGGCCAAGAGCGCCTGCATGAGCAGCGCCCTCGGTGGCAGAAGGTAAGCTCCGGCTTATCTTTTCCCATACCTTTTCTGTCTTATTTTAAAATAGTAAGCAACGTTTCTCTTATCAGATTGTCTCCCTTGAATAGATCTTCCACCGTGTAGAAATCCTCACCTACCTGCAGGATGGGTGCGGATAGCGAAAATACTCCGTTAATCCGAAGTTCCGTCAAAGCCTCTGGCGTGCTCATGTCCACGGTTTTGAAGCTTAACGGGGGCATGGCTGCCTTCAGCGCTTCGCATTTGGGGCAATTGGATGTCGAATAAACGACCCATGGTTGATTATTTTTCATGATGTTACCTCGAACTTTTGTTGGGATATCGAATTTAAACTTGTAGGTTAGGTGATGTTGAATATTCCAAGTTGTATGTGCTATCATACTGGGATTCCCACCAGGATTAGCACAATTATGGCAGCCCACAGCATCACGTTTATAAAAAGTGACGCGATACCAGCAAACCACCAAGCAGTGCCGTATTTTCCTCGTAATTCTTCGTCCGTGGCTTCAATCACTAGCCAGGGAAATGGTCTCATCCATTTAAGGGTTGCCATTTTCGAACTCCTTTAAATGGGATTGTCCCTGCGTCGCGCACGCTCTGCCGGCGCGGTCATAAATGGGTTTGATTATTTTTAAGTCTCTTTTATGTTTTTCTTCATTTACGCTTCTCTCTTTCGTCATTAGTAGTGCCTCTTTATCTTTGCAGGATCTTTCCCCAGCATTTTCCAGCGGTTGTCACTACCGGTTCCTCGGTCGTACTGATACCGGCACCCATGGTACTCACCACAAATGCGACATTTGTAAACCTGGTAGCCCTGGGTGTCCTGGGCATTATCTTTGCTGTTTTCCGGGTGGTCTACAACATCAAGCTGGCTGATTTGATCGTTCCGGCATCGATAGCATAGTGGTTGTCTGTACACGAAAGGAGAATCATCCGGCATGATGTATGTCTCAACGCAGAGGGGAACGTCCTTTCGTCGTCGTAGGGCCCCCAGTTGGAGCTGTTGGGTGATGATCTCCACTGGGAGAGCTTTGCCTTCGATTTCGACTACTTGCTCATTGACATACATCCCACCTGAGAGTTTGCATTTGCAGTATCGCATTTCCTTATCTGTTGTTGATACGATGTCGCTACAAAGTGGACAAAAAATAAGAATCATTCTTGACCTCCGTAAGTGATGACCTTGTATGGTTTTTCTTCAATTTTCATGCATCGAATCATGTTCTTGGTGCCAGGAGATTCCCCGTCCCAGAAGGCCAGTAGGGATTCTCCATATTCAGCCATGGCCTTGTTTCGAGCTGGGCCTGCAGACTTGCCCTCGCTCCACTTGGCTGGCATGAGCTTCACAGGTATATCGTGTTCCTCTGCCCATCGCTTCCCCAGGGAGTCGGCCCCCTTGGCCCCCCCACAGACTACTTCGGTTACTTCTTCCACGTTATTATGTACCCTATCTGCGATTTCACATAGGAGTTCGTAGTTGTCAAAGGTCCTGCTGCCTGCGATAATTAGTTTCATGGTTATTTCCTCCATACCAGTGCGTTTTTGAACCACTGCTCGAAGTATATCTTGTTTTGACTGAAGAAGTAGCTAAAGTTCAGATCCAGTATGTATGTTTCTGAATAGTCGTCCGGACCTCTGGTAGTTCGACCTGCAGCCTGTTGAATGGAGATGGCTGTGGTCATCCGATACCATTGATCGATGTTGTACTTTTTCTCGTCGGAGTCGTTTCTCTTTTTTACCCAGCCGCCCAGGCCAGGATAGGGTACTTTTGGAATGACATTTCTTTGAAACTGTTTACCGTTTAAGCTCAGCCCTTCGTCAAAGGCCATGCAAAGCCCGATGCACTCTTTTGCAGCCAGGAACTGCTCAAGCCATTCCTCGCGTCTTTTCTCTTCCTGCAGGATCACCAAGGGGCTATTAAGGGCATTTTTGAGCTTCAGGCCCAGGCCAAAGCTGTGGCAATGCACAATAGTTTGCCGTGGATAGCTTTTGTGGATCTCCATGATCTTGGCAGCCATGGCTGGGATGGTTTTGTCCTGGTGTTTCTGGCTCATTTTGCCCACGGGATGATAGAACACCCTTCGCTGGCTGACAGGGATTGGGTGCGGGGCTTCAATTCTGGTGAACTCATTGCATAGCAGTGTTGTGTTTGGTGTTGCTGAGGACATTATGACCAGCTTTGGCTTTTTGGTGAAGGCCGTGAATAATGGCTTGCCGTAGATGAGTTTGAATCTACGCTGGTCGTCGATGTAATAATCGTCTGGATCACGAGCTAGCTGCAGGATTCTACCAACTTTGCCCATCTTTCGATCTACGGTGTTTAGTTCTTTCGTAACGGCTTGAATCTGAGCCATTAAATCAGCCAACAGCTTCTCCTTTTTCTCAAACCTCCTTTTAGACATTATCATTTCTAATTTTTCGTTTAACTCTTCCTTTTCGACATTTAGATCGTAGAACCAATCACGCAGGCTATTTACGAGGTCGTCAATGTCAATGCGAGGTGGTAATACGATCTCGAAATGGTTCAACAGTTTATTTTCGACACCAGTTGATTCGTCGAAGATATACATGTCGGCTGCGGCTGAATTGTAGAGGATGAAGTCGAATGTGCATGCTTTCAGAGAGGCGTTTTTGAATTCCTGTTTAGCTATTGCATATTCACAACCTTTGCAGGAGTCGGGTCTCTCTCTGATGAGCTTGGCTGTACGGTAAGGGCATTCAGAAGCGTTTAAACCGATCAGGGTAGCGCAGGGATAATTGCTTTTTCCGGTTACGGTTGGTATTCCAAGGGCAGTTTCCTCTGCAATCTGTTTTACTAGATTTTTGAGGGGTGTGGTATAAATTACGTTTTGGAACTCGCCGGGGTATTTATCCAATAAGGCTAATGCGACAGCTCTATTGATTATGGTTTTGCCACTTCCGGTTGGAGATGCAGATTCTATTATTTTTGATGTGATCTCCCCGGATCTGATTTTGTCATATGTATCCAACATGGCCTGAATCGCTTCGCGCTGACCAATTCTATATTTTGGATATATGTTGTAGGTATCGAGATTCATGTTTTCCTCACCACATTTTTATACTAGATCGACATGCATTGCACTGAGCAGACTGGAATAGAGAATCCCTTCCGGTTTCAGTCTGCTTCTATTGCCGCATATAGCTTTATTAGCTGGACGGTTATTTTATTGTCTTTATTCAGTACGTAGAACCGTGATTTTCCGTCTGAGCTGATGGTTGCAACCAGGTTGAATTTATCCAAAAGCTGCCACGCATCATAGAGGGTTTTTCGGCCCATTTGAAGCTCTGCTATTAGCTGGGATTTATTATAATTATTAGGACTATTTTGGATTAGAAATCCCATGATTCGCATAGCAGGTTTGTTTCCGATGAGTTCTGTGAACCTGTACGTGTGTATCACCAACGACACAGGTATGTACTAATATATTATAAAGCTGTTGGTAAGATGTTCGAGAAGTAGATAGGCAGGACATTGAGACCCTCCTGCCTGGGCAAGCGTTTTACTCAGGATGCCGAAATTGTGTCATCGGCGGGACAAGTTGATGACCGAGATGCCTCGTATGTTCAGGCTTTGCCTGTCGCCACTGCGATTCTGGCGCGGGCGGCCATGGTCGAAAGCCCATTCTTGATATCTATATCGTATATATCGAACATATTTAGGTCCTCTCGATTCTGCTGCCCTATAGGCAGCGCTCTCAACGTTCTTTCATGAGTTCTTATAGTTTTCGCTACTTGCGGCCACCAAGCTTCGCGATTCCGAGACGCTTCATGCGATCCCACGCTGGCTTCGGGTCGTAGCCAAATCTCTTCTTCCAGTCTCCGCGAGTCCAGCGTTGGCCGGCACCATCCACGTACATCGGATCAGATCCAACTTCGCTGATTACGCCGTTTACGATACGTTTGATGGCTTCGGGGGTCTTACAGAAAGAGGCAAAATCCTCATCCGACAGACCTTCCCCGAAGTTAGTACATTCACATTCTTCATTTTTGGGTGCTTTCTTGAAGTTCATATCGGTACCTCCGAATCGCTATCTATTACCACAGGTGGAATATCCTCAACAGGAGCTGCTTCAGCAGTCACATTGATGGTCATGGGGTCAACGTAAGCGGCCCTGGTACTGCTGGCATGGATCTCCCAGACACCTTTTGCATTCAATTCACCTGATGGGAAACCACTGACCAATACACCCATCCTGCTGGCATTAAATGATCTTGTCTTTAGGACGCCAGTTCCGTTTCCGTCAACGATAGTACTGGTTGCATCTGATTCGACTATGATGCGTCCGGTAAAATCGTCTACTCTCACGGAGTAGTCTGCAGCTCTAAATGAGTAGCTTCCGATTCCTTTGATGATGTTTAGGCCGGTTGACAGACCGCCTTCGTAGCGCTCTGCAGCATATTCTATGATCCCGGTTCCACTTGCACGATCAGAGACAATTCCATCGTGCCAGGCGTTAATTTGCCCCTCTCCCTTAAAATCCTCCGACAAGGCGAAGCATGCCGAAATGGAAGAGATTAGCAAAAGAGTAAACAATAGAATTTTTTTCATGATAGCTCCTGTAAAAAGATGTGTTGGGCCACCTTATACGCAAGGCAGCCAGTCAACGCTGATTGCGCCGCATGTTGAGTTGCCCCAGAGCTGGATGAACTTCTCGATGGAGAAGACACCGGTCAGGTCCTCGACAGATCGGCCATATTCAGCATGTCTTCCTTTAAGATTTGCCTCAGCCAGGGGGTCACGAGATACCCAGCCAATATGAGCAACGCCGATAACGTTAGAATTCAGATTTGCTTCCAGAACGCCAGTGCAGCACGCCGGGCATGATCCGTCTTTGCCGTTATTTTTATCAGTGTCACGGGATGCCTGTACGGTGCCATAACCTCTGGTCTTTACTTCGGTGCTCTTCTGCAGGTGCTCAGCATGGGTGTACATCTCAGTCAGCACAGCGCCGATCCTGTAGTTCTGCACGCACAGCTTCTCAACCCACTTCTGGTCGTAGGTGCCGGTCTGGTAAGAGACGGGCATGTACTCGAACTCAGCTTCCTTGGTGAAATTGATGTAGTCCATGGGGCAAGTTGTACCTGTAGGCCAGTTGCATAGACCACTGATCTCACTACCCTGGTGATTGAGCTGCCGTTCAGCCTCAAGCTCAGTCCTCTCGGTGATGACGTTGCCGGAACCCGATTCCTTTTCTACAAGTTTCTGGCCTGCAAACCCATACTGGGTAGAGACGATCATTTCAACATTCTTGTAGCCAACACCCTTGACGGATGCCTTTTCGTACATGTAGTTGGCAGCCCCTGCCATACCTACAACAGCCATCGCAATGATGACCAAAATAGCTATTAGTTTTCTCATTTCTTTCCCTCACGACTTTTGTGATTATAATCCATCCCTCAATAAAGGAGGGACCGGACTCTGAATGGGTAGTAGGAGCCAAACATCGAGTCCGGTATAATTAAGATGTTCCCATAGTATTTAGTTTCTTGGGTTAGCTGAAGAGGGTTTGTTGTCTGGACTTCCTCATTAAATCCATCGCCCCTATCCCGAAACTTGCAAAGATTCTTGAAAGCGGCGGCAAAAGCTGTTTTTCCACATAATAGTCCGTATCTATTTTTAGGTTGTGAGTCAGGATATATTCAGGATCTTCAGCTCTAGCCGTCATGAGTTCCTTTCTCTTTCCTCTCCGGTGGTTCCCCTTGACAATAATGAAGGGAACTCGATCCCCGATGACGTATTTATGAACGCCCCGTGCTTCCAGTTTTTTAACCAATTCTGAATGTGGTTGAACCTGTTTGTAGCTTTCGGGTTTCATAGTTAGTGTCCTGGTAAGCACGAGATCTTTTAAGGTGTCAGGATTGGGTGCCTTGACATCGTTAAGGGCCTTCCTGGCGTGGTCGAGGGCCTGGTTGGTGTTGCCGTCAATCAGGATTAGTTCAAGGCATCGGGTAAGGGTGCTGGCTGTAAGATTGCACCAATCCCGGCGTACCGTCTCAATGCCCTTAGCTTTGATGACCCCTTTTTCCGGAGATTCGAACCGGTACATTGCATAGTGCTTTTTGGCCACTACAAGGAGTCGTTTGGCGAAGGCCTCAAACACCAGCTCCATAGGTTCGGGCAGCCCAGCCGTGATGATCCTGGCCAGCTCCTTACCTATCTTCTGGGCGGTCTCGAAGTCAACTCCCCCCTTGATTGAGATGAAAACTGAGTCAGTATCTCCAGACACTACTCGAAGTACGTACTTCTTGCCTTCAAACTCAAAGTTTTGATGCTCCTCTACAATGCTGCAGGTTCTGAGAAGGTTCTCTCGGCCATATGAGGTGACTGAGTTTGCGATGATGTGGGAAAACAGGCGAGCCCTCGTATAGCCGGTGTAACCGTAAAACGAATTCAGAAGGATCTTCATGGCTTGCTGTTTGGCGTCTAGTGCATCTCGCTCATCATCGGTGGATGCAGTTTTCATGGCCTTTTTAGCTGCGATGCGTTCAGATAATAGTTTTTTCAGGATGCGTGGGATGATACCAAGATAATGAGAGTGGGGAACGAATTTGCCTCCGCACGGCGAAACTATGTTCTCACAATCTGGTTGCTCGTCTCTGATTTCAGTCGTATAGCAGAGGTTATAGGCCATCATGATGGTTGGATAGAGGGATTTGAAGTCCAAGATATCTACATCTTCGGTCAGGCCAATGTCTGGGGACAGCACTATGGCCCCTGTGATGGCCGCAGCAGCCATATCATCTTCGTCCATGGCTGTCTTAGTGCCCATGAGGCGATGTTCGACCTTGAACTCCCTAGCTAGCTTAGCTTCGATCATGTGGGATTGGCCGCCGTTCACGACGACCTGCAGGAATGCCCCGCTGGCGCGAGAGAGCGCGAGGTATTTATCCATGACCTTCAAATCCTTGATCATCTTCATAACCAGCCATGAATCACGTCTGGAGTATGAGATAAATTTCGCGATACCGGGGCCCTCCCAGAGGGCTCTCATCTCCCCCGGCTTGACATCAAGCTTCTCGCTGTGGAGGATTTCCTTAGCCACGTTGGCTAACTTGTAGCTCTTTAGCCGGTATTTATCGAGAGCTTTCACCGCTGGTAGCATATCGAGAACGATTCTGCCAGTGATACTGACTGTGTATTTACCCAGGAAACTCCTGCAGTAAGGAGCTTTGCCGTCCCGAGAAAATCTCAGGGGAACTTTTAGGATTTCTGCTCGCTCGGTTATATAGGGCAAATCGAAACCAGTCGAGTTGTAACCGGCCACGATATCTGGATTAAACTCCTCGACAATAAATGACAGTTTTTTTAACAGCTCAGTTTCGTTATTTGAGCAAACGACATCATGCCTTGGACATCCGATATCCTTTGCAACCATCACTACATTGTCTTGGCCTCTCCACGGAGGCGAAAACTCAAGGCTCACGAGGATTATCGGATTTACGTCCGATGTTGGCATACCACCGTTTTCTTTGGGTAGCGCTTCAATATCTATAGCCATGATACGCATGGGTGCTTTGGCTTTGTCCTCGACACCAATAACATCCACATGATTGACATAAGGTTTATCGGGTAGTATGACCCATCCGGACCCAGTTATTCCGTGGTCGATCATGAACCGATCTTTGAACATGACATCGGTTTCGTATGTTACGTAGCCGTCCATGTCGCAGAATTCTTTTAAGATCTTAGTGTCTTTGGGATTTTTCACAGTAACCTTGAGCATTGGCTTGGGTTTAGATTGGAATCCGATAGGACGGAATCTCAGAATGTCCTCGAATCGCATTTCAATGCCTATCTGCTTGCCTAAATTCGCCAAGTACTTTTCGGCTGTTGGGAGAGATGGGTCCTCAATATAAAAATAAGGAAGGAATCCGGTGACACGCTTTTCAACGGGTGTTCCGTCAACCGTGATTCCATAAAGTACAATTACTGGAAATCCATGCGGGTCGTAATTGTAGGTAGCGTCGAGAATCTGGATTTTCATAGTGCCTCACTGCTCTGCTAATTTTTGCAATAGCTCTCGGTTTTGATCTACGCTGTTAGCGACGTGTCGGCGTTCGCTGCTTGAGAGTGCAAACCCACCAGGAACTGAAATCGTATTACTGGCTTTCAAAGATGATAGGCTGAGGAAGAGCTTTACTTTGAAGGCTATGAACCTATCATATTTTGTGTTGTAGCTATCGATTTCGTTCCAGAGGGCTTTTTCTGACTCGTCGATTGGAAGAGCTTCTGCCAGGATTTGAGCTGGGAGATGATAGATATCTCTCATTTCGGCTACGTCCGTGATCCTACCCCATAGGGCTCCTTTGACAGCATAACCTCGTCTTAGTTCAACGGTGCGTCCAGTATATACGGTTTTGTGGTTGAATCGAGGGCTGACTGCTCGAATCTCCCAGAGCTTCGTTCCTGCTTTGAATAGGTCATACCATTTCTTGTTTAACGGCACGAAGAGTCGATCTTCACTCATGCTTGTCATATTCCTCCGAGAATATTATTGTATCTATCTTGGCGTTTTTCAGTACCCGGCGACACATTACGCATGGAGAATGGGTGCAATAGAGCGTGGCCCCTTTAATGGAGACTCCATGGAGAGCTGCCTGAATGATGGCATTCACCTCAGCGTGAACTGCTCTGCAGGTCTCGAATTTGGTAGCGTGCTCGGGTTTTGAGCAGCCAATGTCGAGGCAGTGCTCTTCGCCACTTGGCGCTCCATTGTAGCCGGTAGAGATGACCTGGTTGTCGATTACGAAGATGGCACCTACCTTGTTATGGGTGCATGTGGACCGAGAGGCCACTACTTTGCACATCTCTAAATAGTAAGTGTCTATATCAGGCCTGGTATCGATTAAGGTTTGGGTTTTCATGGTTACATCTCTGGAAAATTTAATTTAGCATACTCACCAAAATGTAGTTTTGCGGCTGTATCATAAGCAAGTGCAGCGTCTTTTTCGATAACAAAAAGACCTAAATAAAGCATTTTTTCGTTTTTTTGTATTTGAGCATACCATTTAGAATGTTTTTTATGCCACGTTACCCCTTTATATTGACTATGCGCATTCATATTTCGTTTTCGTTGGTTCATTGCATTTTGGGATCTTGTTACTACTCTCAAATTTTTAAGTGTGTTTTTTAGGCCATCGTGATCAATATGATCGATTTCCTCGGACTTTAAAAGTGGTCTGTCCAATTTGATGCTCATGATAACGCGATGTATAAGATCTACTGATACAACACTATGTAAATGTATTGTACGTGCGGCGTAATAGCGAGCGTGTGAATTACGTAGATCGCGTCTGGCATACCATTTATATTGATTCAGATATTCAAACTCGTCATCAATTTGAGTTACCATTCCCCGAGTTAGTTGAATTTCGATCATTTCTGCCCCCAACCACGAGCTTCAAAATCTTGAAAGCGTTCAAAAGTGTGTAGAATGCCTTGTCTAAGTACATCTTTTGGTTGTATTCCGAGATCGAAGCATAACATCTCAATTTGTACCATAGCATCACCTAGCTCAAGAATTGCATTGGCTCTCAATGCATCAGCTTCTGCTGCAAATATGCGAGCCTGGAGTAAATTATAGGCAACCAGGGCGATCTCTTTAGTCAGGATGACAATCCGGTCCTGTGGTGTCTTTTTGTCCCTCTCCAGAAGATGGAGGGTCCAAGTATTACGTTCTATTGCCATTTCTAGTATCCCATCCCCATAGGTTGTGTATCTTAACTAACTGTTCCGGTGATATCTTTATTGAATTGTATATCTTAGATCGAAGTCTTAAATAGATCGCAGCTTGTTTTCTTGAGAATTTTCTTTTCCTGTAAGTATTTAATAAGAATTTTATTTCCCACTCATTTATGATATCTTTCCTGTCTGCGTATTCGATAACAGCTTCGTTGATGCGACCATTTCGTAAAGCGGTGAAGACTGACCCCACGGAACGAAACTCTGGTAACTGAGTAACGCAGCAGTTTCCAATTTCCAATTCGACACCATTTGCGATGTTTTTAACAACACATACCTCACAAATAGGATGACTGCATTCACATGCCATGTTATCCTTTTTATCTGCATACCAGATGTGATCCAATTCCCATTCGTATTGTGCATCTTCCCAGTTTGGTGCAATCGAATGTTCGAGTAATATAGGTATAATGGGGGCAATCATTGTATATCACGCACACGCCATGCTTACTGCTATCTTTTTGCAGAACGGTACATCCATAGTCTCTCCGAGGAGCCGGGCTACTTCTGGCCAGTTGAACCAGTATATGTGGGCTGATTCTGAGAACAGTATGAGGTTTCCTATTTCGCAATTTCCCACTGCATCGGCTATGAACTCCATGACCCCGGATAACCCGTATGTGTTGGCAGGATAAGCACCAAACATATCATGGGAGCGATAAGGAACGATAGCATTCAGCCGATCTCCCCGGATGAGTGCCTGAAAAGACATCATGCAGGGCGGAGATTCAGTTTTCTCGTCGTAGGGCGGCACCCAGGTAACGGCGATGGCTCTGCGACTGGAACGATCCCGCTTCAGCTCTCGGATGATGTAGTCGAGCTGGTCAATGGAGATAAGCTGGCTGTTCTTTGTCCAGACCTGGCCAGCTCCCCAGGCTCGCAGCCTTGAACCATAAGTGTACTCAAACCCAGGGTTGAAACTGGTAAGGAATCCTGCCTTATAATCCTCCCAGGAGTTTGAGCCTGCCTTCCAAATGTAACCATCGGGGAAAGCTCCCTTATCCGGGAGATATATCTGGCTTCGGAGGCCCATAATTTCAACCGTTTCTATGGGTTTGTTGTCATAGATAACTTCGGTGAGCGTTCCAAAGTGCCATATTTGTCTGAGACATTCCATCCAGACCTCGGGTGTATGATGGCCTACGATATTTA